CTTGACATTACAGAAGAAGAAAGGGCAAAGTAACTATGATAACCGGCATTCTTAATTACAAACGTCTTATCTCTTCTCCATACTTTCATAGTATCTTCCAAAAGATTTGGATTACATCGACAATGACGGCGAATGAATGTCCCAGCCTCAGAACCATTATTTAGAACACGAATACCAATAAAGTTCGTATCTTTAAAATTATCACGAAGATTGCGAAGAAGAACACCCGTAAACTCATCAAATCGATTAGAAAGAGTGTAAGTCGTGCCTAATTTACGATCACGAAGGAAACAATCTTCTCCAATATAAACACAACCCATATAAGGTTTTTCATAACGAAAAACTTCCTTATGAAACTTCAAAGGATTTGCCTCACCATCAGTAAGAATTACACACTGAACTTTTTGAAGAGAGTGCTGCTTCTTAAATTGGGGAATAATCTGGTGAAGAGCAATTAGTGACTCATTCAAAGGAGTGCCTGAAAGACTCATGGCACTTGGAACGGAATAATAAGTATGATTGGAAAAAGAATGAACAATACGATAGATATTGAGCATACTCTCTTCCAGTGTCTTGGCATTGACATTACTGGTAAGAATATTCATCAACGAAAACCATTCACCAACAGCAATTACTCCATTCTTTTTCTCATAGGCACGCTCACGAATATCAGCCAATCCATTTTCATCATGAACAATATAAGGATATTCGGAAGTAAAGGCATAAACATCAAAAGGAATATTTACTTTACGGCAGAACCAAATAAGATTAAAGAGTTGTTTGATAGTATCTTCAAGGACATATTGCATTGAACCAGACCAATCCAGAATGAAGATAAGACCATGATTTTTACCATCAGCAAAAGTAGTTACCTTTTTGAATAAGTCTTCATTGTATCGGTAAGTATGGAGGTTAGAGCAGTCCAAAACTCCAGTGCGACTAGTAGTAGCACGAGCATAACTATCGGCAGATTTTCGACATTCAAATTCTTTGACAAGATAATTCACCTCCTTTTGAGCAGAGCGTTTGAATTCTTTATATTTACTATCAACACTCCCAAATAAATCAAAATCGGGAGTACCATGGGCAATTATCTCCCAGTGATGATTAATTAACTCATAAATTTCTGAATTGGGAATAACACATTTTTCCAAATCTAATTTAGGAATTTGAATATAATTACTCTCACTACCAAACATATCCACCAAATTTTTAAGTCCTTCTTCAAGGGACTGCATGGTTTCTACTTCTGGGTCTTCCTCTTCACCACCTTCATCACCTTCTATAACTTGGTCAGAACCACCACCAGAATCGGTAGTACTATCACTCTCTGCCATATCAGGTTGGTCATTCTCACTCTGATGTGACTGGTCTTCAGAAGTATCCATAGGAACACTTTCACCATCTTCAGACTCTTGATTTTGCTGATGCTTATCTGTCTTGGGAATTTGCTTCTTACAGTAATTGTAAAGAGCTAGTGCTGCAACAAGAGTATCATTAAAATCTTCACAACCTTCAACCATACGAACTATTGCTTTTTCAATCTCTGTAAACTTTATATCAACAAAATTTCCAATCTTGAAATGGAGATTGATACGATCAGCAAGATTCATCTTCTCCATATCTTCACCTTCAAGACAGAAGAAATCTTTCTCCGAAAGTTCTTTATATCCTTTATAGAATGACTTTGAGAGACCCATATAACGACGCTTCATGAGTTTCTCAATACGAACATCCTCTACCACATTCACAAACTGTGGAGGAACATTATATTCTTTTGTCCAGTCCTCATCAGGTGTATAAAGAGCATGACCGACCTCATGACCCACAAGCATATCATAGACAACCTCACTTGCCTTCTCCCACATAGGAAGAGTCAGCACACGAGTATGAACATTAAAGCAGGCAGTCTCTACTTTCCTGTGCTCCACCACAAGATCTTCAGTGGCAAGGAGCTTGGCAAGTTGAGACTTGATTTCGTGAGAGACCATGTATCCGTTTCGTATGAAACTATTATACAAAAAAAGGAGGTCCGAAGACCTCCCAGTGGGCAGTTTAAAAAGTGGATCACTTAAGTTTAGTATTATATTTCTTACCACGCCAAGTAAATTCTGTTTTACCAGACTTTCTAGCATCAGCAAAAGCACGATCAAAATTCTGTGATACTGTTCCAACTTTAGCAGGTCCAACTTTAGCAGGTCCAACTTTAGCAGGTCCAACTTTAGCAGGTCCAACTTTAAGTCTTGATCTAATTTTACCATCAGGATCCATAGTATTATACTTATTGGCAGATGATGTTGTTACTGATGGCAAAGCACCATCATAATCACCTCTTGCTTTGGCAGAAGCCAAAGTACCATCACCTGTTGGTGTTGGTTTGAAAACTGCAGCAGCTACTCCTGCTGGTGTCCCCAACCTAGATAATTGTGCCGCAGTGCTAATAGCAGATCCAGCAGAAGGAAGAGAACTTGGTCTATTGTTAAATCTATTAAGACCTGGAAATTTATCTAAATTTGGACCAGTAGCACGAACGGTTGCTCCTGGCCTATATGTGTTTGATGTAATTTTAGAAGTGGGAGTGGGTTTAACTGCCTTAGTGGGAGAAGGAAATTGTGGTCTTGGAGTTTGACCACCAGGTCTTAATGATGGTTTAGGAGTAGAAGGAGTTGGTTTTGCAGCACCAGTACCCCATTGAGGTCTTGGTGCTCTTGTTCCAGTTGGTGTTGTTGTTCCACTCATACTAATACCACCAGGAGTTCCTGGCAACCCGGCACTTGGATTCCTAGTAATATTTCTCATATTCTGCATTCTTTGAGATAATCCAGGAATTCTCATCTGTCCAAAAGAACTACCAGGACCTCTAACACTTGGAGACAACGGACTTCTAGGTCCTTGCTTAATAGGATCAGTACTAGTAAATGGTTGCCTTCCACCTCTAAAATTCTGTGGTTTTCCCTTTTTTGTAAAAAGATTTCCTTGAACTTGGGTTTGTTTATTTTTACCAAATAACATATTCCCCAAACCCCTAACAAAAACATCAGTAGGATTCATTCCCTGTTCAATAAAATATGTCATTACATAATTTGCTTCATCAGTAGAACACTCTTCCTGTTCTACAAGATATGTCAAAACTTTATCATACAAATTTTCTCGTATTTCAATTTCTTTATTAGACATTTTCCAAATCTTTTCTAAGTATTTATAAAAAAGAGGGGGTCATCAGACCCCCTCCTAAGGACACTTTTTACACTGGACTCATTTAAGCAGTTCTCCACAAATGCGTTTACAGACTCCGTGATTTTCGTCACAATCGATTAAACAATCGAAATAATCATTAACTCTATCTAATTGCTCATTACATTCATCAACCACTTCTTCGAATTGTTTCCAACCCGCAAGTTGATTATATGAAATTAGATTATGCATGCTATCCTCCAAGGACATATACAATATAACCAAGAAATAAATCAGGTCATATTAACTACCTCTCAATTCTATCACTATATAGTCAGGATTTCCTAACATTTCTAGTTTTTAATTAAGTTATGTGTTTTGGAAAACTTACTTAATAAAGCATCCCTTCTTCTCTTAGCATCTCTTAATGCTTGAGGTTTTAATGTTCTTTTTTGTAACTTTTTTGAATGGTGCTGCCAGTTTTTAGTCGTGTTGCCGCCAGTCATCGGTTTTCTCTTGTTGGAACCATTCTACTATATCTTCGGCACCTTGGAAACCCCTTTTATGATTGGATGGATCTGGATCTCCTAAGTCCATCCTATTCATAAAATCATCCAGACTACCATCCTCTGCTTCACTGAAAGATGCTCGCCTTGCCTTTCGTAACATCTCTCCAGCTGTTCTATTTGCTTTCCCTAGTTTATTTGCCCATATCATATCTTCTAGTTTTACTTCTTCACCACTTACAATACATTTGCAAATGAATTCTAATCTTAAACGATACTCAGTGGAAAGCATAAAGTAATGTGCCTTGTCATTAATATTTAGACCATCTTACTAAATCCTTTCACTTTGTCAAACTTAATTATTGTTTCAAACTTATCATGTAAGTCTGTCTTGTGAGAAATAACAAATATATTAGCATCCTTAATAACAAACCGAATGATCTTAAGAAATTCATCCGTGCCGAATCCATCAAGGGATGAATCAAAAACTTCATCCATTATGAGTAGATTAGTATTAACAGAATTCTTCAGTCTGGCGACTTCTCTCCAGGTAAAAAGAAGTGAGAGGTCAATTCTCATCTTTTCACCCTCGCTGAATGAAGAATATGAAAAGTCTTCGTGGATAGGAGATTTTACTGTTTCGTTAAACTCTTCATCAAGATGGAAGTTGATATAGAAATCCATCATACGGAGATAACGATTTACCTGCTGGTTGATAAAGGGCAAATACTTTTTAATAATTTTTGTTTTTACTCCGTCATCTTTGAGGAGAGAATAAGAAAACTCATAATGAAGCATTTGCTCCTTTCGTTTCGTCAACTCTTCAAATGCTTTTTGAAGGTTGCCTTCATACTCATCTAATTTCTCATGTTCAGTATTTCTGTTCTGTAACTGGTTGGTAATAGTTTGAATTTCATGTTCAAGATCTCGGATTTGCCTTTGATTGAGGTTAATCCTAGTATTGTTTTGAGAAATTTCATTATTGAGTTTAATAATCTCCTTTGAAAGTGCAGTGAATTGACGCTCTCGCTCTTTTTCAAATTTAATAGCTTCCTCAAGTTCTTGATATCCTTGTTGGAGCTCCTTTGCCTTATTTTGAGCGTCTGTTATTCTATTTAACCTAAAATCTTCTTCTATCTCCTGTGTACAGGTTGGGCATACCGTATTTTCGGTAAAAAACTTATGTTCTTTGGTAATTGTACCTACCTTTTGAGACAATTTTCCTTTAAGGTTATTAAGTTTGACTAACTTATCTCCTGCTCCAACAACTTCTTCTTGCTCCTTAGTATATTTGTAAATATCTTCTTCAAGAACTGCATTATCCTTCATATAGACAACTAATTCAGTATCTAACTTGAAAATCTTATTCTTATTAGAATCTATATTTGCATTACCACGATTTTCAAGTTCTTCAATAAAGTCTTTCTGCATCTTGACTTTATCTTTAAGATTTTCTTTTTTAAGATCTGTAGATTTAATCTGTTCCTTAAGATTTCTCATCTTATCTTTGAGAAGTCCATTCATTGCAGAAAAAATACGAATATCTAAAAGGTCTTCAATAACCTCTCGACGATTAGCACTATTCAATTGCATAAAAGGAACAAAATTAGTGCTACCCAAAATTACAATTTGAGTGAAAGACTTATAGTTTACTTTAAGAATATTCTCTTCAAGAATTCGCTGATTAGCACGATCATCTGCCTCTTTATGAAGAGCAACACCATTAACCTCAATATCAAACACATTTGGTTTGATACCACGACGAACAAGGTAATCTTTATTGTTTACACTAAACTCAATCTCAACCACACAATCTCTCTCATTTGTGGTATTGATAAGTTGTGGTTTATTAATCTTACGAAATGGTTTATTAAACAAACTAAAGGTAAGAGCATCTAACACAGTAGACTTACCAGCACCATTAGTTCCGATTATAAGATTTGTCGCACTTTTCTGAAAATCAATTTCAGTCCACTGATTTCCCGTAGACAAAAAGTTTTTCCACTTAATCTTCTTGAAGTTTATCATTCTTTGGAGGTATCACAATATCATTTGGAGTAATTACGGCATATTTGTAATTATGAATCACACATGTTTTAATTGCTAATTCATCATCAACTTCAACAACTTCCATTTCTTTCTCTTCATCATCTTCAAGCATTAGTGCATAACGAGTGGCATCATCTTCTTCCTCAAAAAGAAATAAAACTTTTTCACCAAATCCATTTTCTACGGCATAAGCACCATCATCTTTTCTATCTTTAAGAGTTAGAAGAAACATCATTCTACTTCACAAGCCTGTCTGTATAAGTCTTCAAATATACCTTTGATAACTGATTTATCATATTCAAATTCAGACTCATCAATATATCTATTCAAGATAGAAATTGTGTTTTCTTCTTCATTGATTTCAAAATCTTCAGACTCTTGAATTGCGAAGTTTTCTATAATCTTGAGTTCTTGTACACCAGCACTATAAATCTTATCAATAAACTTTTCAAAATCTTTTGGTTTTAATTTTTTACGAACAATAACTTTTACAATTTTATCTTTCAGTTCGGCAGCATTAAAAAGTTTATAGTTAGTATCCTCATAATGAATAATATGAAATAACTTATAAGGATTATTGATTGTAGTGTGCTCTAGTGTTTCTGTATCAAAAATATGAAATCCTCTTGGGTCATCCACATCATTCCAATACATCTCATAAGGATTACCTAGATAGAAGACTCTTCCATCAGTCGATCGAGTGTGATAGTGTCCCGAGTAGACACGCTCGAACTTCTCAAATAACTTGCTATCAGTACCATGCTCCATGATGATTTGTCGATTAACTCTAAATCCTTGGAGTTCAAGGTGCCCCATCGCACACTTGCTACGTGTCTTTTTAATAAGTTGATAAGTTTCTGTTTCATTTTCTTGATTAATCCATGGTAAAAATAAAATATCAAGTCCGCCAATATTGACTTCGGTTGCTTTACTATATGTCTTTATATTGGAATACTTTTGAAGGAGGAGGTCTGGAGAATTTACATCATTAGTATTTTTATAATAGACATCATGATTACCAATAATCATATGAACATTATACTCCATCAAGGGGTCAAACACAACCCTTTTTGCCCATTCTAAACTTTGATAGTCAATAGACTTACGACTATCAAAAGCATCTCCCATATGAATAACAGTATCAACACCATATTCTTTGAGAGATGGAAAGAAAATATTTTTATAAAATAACTCAAAGTAATCATGAAGAAACTTTGACCCTTTACGAGCACCATAATGAGTGTCTGTGATGATTGCTACTTTCATCGATTACGATACTGAATATTATCCTTGATGGTATTATAGTCTGAACTACTACCAGAAAGCAAGCTATCATCAACCATCATAACTTCATCGAAACCAGTCTTTTCGATAATTTTGGTTTTAATATCAAGTTGCTTTTTCTCCTTTTGGATTCTACGGAGAAAAGCATAATGAATGATTTGCGTAAAGTAAGCAAAAGGATTTTTGGATTTCTCAGGATCAAAATTATGAATATATTGAACGCAATTTTCGATTCCATCTGAAATCATATCCTCACGGAACATATAATTAACAAAGTTTGGTTTATAAGAAAGGTGAGTTGCAATCTTAAGGAAACAATCTCCCAGATAATTTGGAATTTTTGGTTTACCTTCCCAACGCTTTGCTCTATCTTTTTGAATAGGCGGTTCTCCAAAATGTTCAATGTATGCTTTTTCAACTTTTGAGCGATAAACAATCATTGCCTCCAACAATTCTTTATTATTTACATAATGTTCTGATTTCTTTTTAGGCATGACATTGATCTCTACTAATATAAGTTATCTTTATTTTAACATAAGGATTGCTACTTGACAAGGTGGTAGAATAGCAGTAGAATACCTTTGTTAGGGTTGAAGGATGAGGTTTAGCTTTAAGTTTCTTTAGTATCTTCTACTTCTAATTTAAATATATTTTCTAGGTCTTTACGGGCTTTTTTTACTGAAGTTAAATATCCCATCTTTTCAGAAGGTTTTACTTTTCCTGGAGATTTGGAATCTATTTCATCAATCTCTTCTTCCTCATTAATGTAATTATTATAGATACCTATCAACTTTTCATTTTTAGTTTCAGTCATAGTAATAATTTTTTCAGGTTTTATTAAAAAGAAGTCATCTTCAGCTAACTCAATCCAAGGTTTTACTTTTAAATGAGTGCCAAAACGACTTTCTATCATTTTCATAGTAATAGGATTTTGAAGAACTACAATAGGATCCCCATCGTTATCATCAATAGCCACTAATGATAATACTTCTTCACCTGATACTAGTTTTATAATTGAATAAAATTCGTCTCCCATATTAATTCTTAAGCGATATGTTTACAATGTCATAATTAAAATTTTCTTCGTTATATATTTTTATTCTTTCTATTAGATGGTTAAGTGTATAATTTTTCCGTGATTTGTAGGAGATGTCGTCAGCAATATCATACAAAGTTGCCTTTGTTTTATTATTTCCTTTTCTAAGAACTCTACCGATTGACTGTAAATTTCTAATTCTTGATTTGGAAGGAGAAGCAAAAATGACATTATGTAGGTTTTTAATATTAATACCTGTGGAGAAAGTGCCGTATGATGCTACTATGATTGCATCATTCTCTTTTTCGGTAATCTCTCTTACCTTCTCTCTATCTTCAGTAGCGACACCACCATGAACGAAAAACACATGACGATTATCCACCCTATTGCTATTTATTAGGTCAAATAATGGTTGTCCGTGTCCTTCAACTCTGGAAAACAAAATAAGTGTATTGCCTTTAAGATCAAGGGCAAGGTTACGTATAAACTTATTGCGTCTTTCATGATTGATGATATACTGAACTTCATCCTCAAAAGTTTCAAATTTATGTGCTGGATGCTTCAGTAGAAGTACATTAATATCTAGTTGAGCAACATGACCCTTCTTCATTAATTCATCTGTCTTAATAATTTTATATGAAGGACCAAATAAACCCTCTAAAACCCACTTATGAGTTTGTGTACCATCTAGTGTACCAGTAAAACCATAACGATACTTTGCATCTGCAAGCTTTGTCATTATAGATATAAGAGACTTCGATTTAAACTGGTGTGCTTCATCTCCAACAACCACATTAAATCTTGAAAAGTATTTGCGGGGGAGTTTGTAGATGGATTGCCAGGTAGTAATGATTACCTGAGAATCAGTCTCTCTTTCTCGTCCCGCATAAATCTTGTGACAAAATGAACCCACGTCCCAACCATAGTCTGCAAAATCTTTATACATCTGCTCTACAAGGGATGTCGTCGGTACGACTATCAGAGTATTTTGCCCTCGCTCAACATGATATCTCACGAGAGAATATATCATCAAAGACTTTCCCGAAGCAGTTGGAGATATCAATAATCTTCTATTATGTCTTAGAGCGTCGTAAACACCTTCTATTTGATAATCCCTTGGGGAATACTTGCAAATAGATTTCATGTAGTCTTTAACGCCTTCCTGAGAGATCATTTTATTGACCTCAAATGGAAGACCATAAAACTTATTATCTACAAATTCATAACTATAATCATGATCTTTACAGAATTGAATTACCTTATCCAATAACCCAACATATATCTCTCCGTTTTGGGTATTGAATAGGCGAATTTTTCCATCCCAGTATTTACTACGAAACTGGGGCATAAATTTAGCACCAGGAACCTCAAATGTGAACTGATCTGCTAGTTCATAATATACATGAGGATCTGCTTTTACCTGGAGATATATCTCATTCTTCTTTTGGATTATCAAATGCGACATACATATAGGTTATTCCTATACGTATTTATTGCCTTGGTCTATCCTCTTTCTGGAAGGTTATTTGCTCTCCCCGAAACATCCATTCTTGCTCTCTGATCTCTTTGTTTTAGCATTTTTGGAGTCTCTATTCCCTTTTCTTTGGCAAGCCTTTGCTGATGAGTCATTCCTGTTCTTCGTTTACTCGCTGCTGTAGATCTCTGCTGAGCAATAATTTCTTTTTCACTACCAATATCTTGAATACTACCACCTTTACCAACTGCCTTTTGAGAAGAATGATAACCACCTGCTCCCCTATGGGAAATACCCTTTCCACCTTCGGGTCCATCAGTTTGTGCTATGTTTCTTGGATCACTACCATGAAACTTACCAAACTTAGCATCTTTTTCTCGTTTTTCTTTTCTTTGTTCTGGGGTTAGTCCTTTAAACTCTTTGGCCGATTGAGAAATTTGAGTTAGATGATGATGTTCTTTGCCCCTTCCTTTGATTTTAGTTGCCTTTGCATCACCTCTACTTTTCTGCTTAGAGTCCAAATCCGAGTCAACATCAGCAAGTCTAGATCTTCTTCTTTTTCCTTGTTCTTGTCTAGAAGAATCTTTCTTACTTCCATATGTTCTATTTCCATCTTTGTCTCTACCAGTGCTACCGATCATATAGTCACCTGGTTTATCTCTAGCATCAATACTTGCTCTTACTTTATCCCATCTTGTTTTTTCTACATCATTACCACTTTCTGGTCGATTAACTTCCACAACAACATAACATTCACACATAAACTCACCAAATGTCTTTTTACCAAAAGAATCATTTAGTTTAGCCATCTGGACACCAGTCTTGGGATTTCTTTCTCCCATTCCAAGTTTCTTATAAATTCTACCTCTTTGTTCTGCTCCCTCTTCACCACTTCTACTCTTCTTACCCTTAGAATTAGCAGAATCAATAGCAGTAGGAGTGTTTGTAGCAACTCCTTTTTTTGACTTTATATTATCCTTTACATTTTTAAGAGCACCAACAAATTGTCTTGCTCTCTGACCAGGATCTTTTACTCTAGATTTTGGAGAACCAACAGTAACATCATGGACTGGTGAATCTTTTTTAGCACCAGTTTTACCGAATTGTTTTTTCAATTCTTTACTCTGTGGTTTACCTCCTTCTCTGTGTTGTTTTCTTGCAGTATGAGCAGCATAATCTCTAGGAGAACTATGAGTTCTTACCCATACAGGAACATCCTTTCCACTTTTTTCTATTTTTGGTTCTTGAACAGGACCTCTTTTTCTAAATCCTGCACGAGAAACATCTCTTCTTGCGGCACCTTCTGATCCAGGAATATCCATAGTCCCAGATTTTCTTACTTTCTTGCCTTTCGTTAAGGTTCTTTCATCAAGCAATTCTTGCTGGTAAAACATATATATTATTATCTTTTTTAATATTTATATTTACACGTATATTTACATGTATTTATTGACCCTCTGAAAATTGATAATCAAGAATCATGGCAAATATTTTTCCTTTCATATACATCAAATATTCTTGCTCTTCTAATGGTCTAGCAGGATGACCAGGCCAAGTTTCTAATGCATAACAAACTACAGAATATAACATTCTTGTTTCATCAATACCCATATTGACCTGAGCATACCAATCCATCCCTAAACTGGGATCGAAGTCATCGTGCTCTTCGTAATCGTCGTAATGTAATGCCATGAACCTATTTAGTTAAAACCTGCTTGGAAACGGTGCCATTCAATGGCGTTTTTAATTTGAAATGTTCTATTGGAAATATTTTTAATTACTTCCTCAAGAAATTTCAACATAACATCATAGTATCTAACTTTTAAATCAACCGAAACTAATTTTTCATCTGCTTCCAAATATCTTTGAATGGCATCTTTTTCTCTTACTTTATATGGGAAAGGTTCTTCTTCATATACCTCTGCCGGCGCCTTTCCTGCATAAAAGTTATATCTTTCTAATTTAACACGATTATAAGTTTCTTTTGCTCTTTCCCTTAAAAGGGTAATCGTATTGTATATGGTATAATATTTTGAGT